CTTGAGTTTTTCGAAAACCTGCTTTAGCGTCTCGATGTTATCAAGATTATAAGTGCCAATGCCTTCCATTCTTCCTATGATTTTTTCAAATTGTTTAAGCACACCATCAAGGTTGTTTTCTATTGCGTTATGAAAATTATATATTATTTCCTCAAGGATATCATTCAAAAAATTAATGTCCAGTTTTTTTTGTTGCGCCTGTGGTCTTTGTTTCTCTGCTGGTGTATTGATCTTGGGTTCTTCTTGCGTATTGATGTTTGGAGCCCCGGATGTGGGCGTGGAGGGGACTCCTGATTTCGAGATGCTTGAAAACAAATTACTTATAGACTCCGTGACATAATTTATAGCTTCTCTTACCAAATCATCTATTACACCTTTGCCAAGATACTTTTCCATTTTCTTTGCCATTTCACGATTATAAGCAAGACCAAAATATTTTTCTATAAGCGGGGCAATAAATTCTTTTGCTTTTTCAACATCATTACCGAATAATGAGTAAATTTCAGTCAATATCGCATTTAAAGATTGTGTGAATTCATCAAGTTTTTTGGGATCAATGTTTTCCTTAAGAAATGGAATTTGCTTGCTTGGAAGAAGTTTCTTGTTCGCTTCGTATATTACAGAGGTGATCCTACTTTCTAAATCAGTGGTAATGTTTTTGAAAATAGTGTCTATTTCTTCGTAATTAAATATTTTAAGTTTGTCTTTGCTACTTGCGCTAAGAAGGTATTTTATTTTAAATATTGCAAGATTGATACTTTTTATTATAGATGTTAACCAGTTAAATATGCTTTTGAATATATTGTCTGCTGGCACAGCGGTAGATAAAATTTTAGCAAATTCAGCAAAAGACATCTTTAACCTTTCAAGACTTTTTTGTGTTTCATTTATCTGCGCTTTGTTCATATCGGCTGTTTTCTTAACTGCATCCGAAATAGCATTCATTACAAGGTTAACATCTACCCCGCTTTTTTCGATGTGTCTTAGCTGTTCGTCTGTGAGCCCTAACTGTGTTTGTATTTCTTCCCATACGTATACTCCTTGTTCTGCAATATTATTTATGTCTGTTATTGATACTTTACCAGTATCGCGCATTTTTTCTAATGCTTTTGTTATTATGTCAACTGTTTCTGCACCATAACCTTTTGTATTTTCTAATTGTAATAATGCATCTAACAACCCTTCCTGCTTAATGCCTTTTAATGACTTTGTTATTTTCGCTATATTTTTGAGAGAGACACCATATTCTCGTGATTTTTTATTCAGCTCCCCTAACACATCTGATGCATATTTCCCATTTCCAAGCATTGCTTTCAGTTTTATGCTAAAATCATCGACACCAGATGATGCTTTATATATTGCATTTCCAAGATTATAAAAGAACTGTATTACGAAACGAAGTGTATAAAACTTCATCATCAAACCAAACAATCTACCCCAAACAGTATGAAAATAGTCAGCTCTCTCTGTTGTCTCTTTCCCAAGTTCTTTTGCAGTAGCCTTTATTGTGTTTGCTGTTTTCTGTGCTTGTTTTTGTGTATTTTGCAAGCCTATATTAAGGTTTCTGAATATGTTACCCATTGCCGCAGAAACCTTTGATGTTTTGTTAAAATTAACAGACATATTAACGAGAAAATTATAAACGCCTCTACCACTTGCCATTATTTTTTCCTTGCCCTTGCAAAAGCCCTTTCATTTAACTCATTTTTATATTTTATTGCTCTTACTTGAGTAATGACGAGCAGTCTTTGCTCGTGTATTTTTAATTTGGTCATTTCTTCTGTTGAAATTCTTACAAGACCATTTTCGTCCTGCGTAAACCAAAATAAGAAAATGTATGGATACGCCCAGTTAAATACGCCCATTTCATTTTCTGTGTCAAACTTGACGCTCTCCAAGTCTGATCCATTCACCAATGCATCAAGTATCTCGTTTATTATTTTTATTTCTATTTCTTTGAATGGTGCTGATATTATATTCGCAATATCTTCAATCGCTTGGAACAATTCTGGGTTGTTTTTATCGATAATATAGAGATCATCTACGCTGTTTATAAAATATGAATGTTTTATAAATAAAAATATCCTTTCGTAATAAAGTCTTTTATATAAATACTTTAGGTTTGGAATAAACGCACTTCTCAGATAGTCAATATATGTTGGTTGCTGGAATATTATAATTCTGTTGTCTTCATCTCCAGAAACATATTCATTACAATCGACAGCAAAATTATAAAACCTTTTATAATCTGTAAAATCGCGGATAGCATCGCTTATTTTAATCATATAGGTTTTATCTTTTTTGTATTTTTTCTGTCTTCTTGTAAACCCAATTCGGCTATAACATCTTCGAGATAGGAGACAAGTTCTGGGCTGTTTTTATCGAGTTCTTTTACAAGCTGTATTCTGTTTTCAAGTTCTTCATATTTATCTGTTAAATTTGTCTCGACTATGTGTATTGCAATAGAAACATAAGATGCCTCCAACATACCGGATGGATTTGTGGATTTTGGCACAAATTGATTATCTTTATATTCTACATCTATATTACTAATCGCAACAGCCTGCTCTGCTTTTGATGGTTTACCAAGCACTATATAATAGTTTTCTCCACCTTCGATAAAATTTTGCAATGTAATTTTTTTTGTGTCTTTTCTAATAAATTTAATGTTACTTATCATTAACTTTCCTCCAATTAATATTATTAGGGAGCTTGAAGCTCCCTAATTTTAATTATTATAAACAGATGCTCTTTTTGAATATACAGTAAACTTGATTGCGGGGTCTCCATTTGTTGGTGCAAGACCAGTTAATTTAAAATCAGATGATACAAAATCGGTTCCATTAATATCATCTGTGTATTCACTTATTTTACATCTTGGTATTTCTACATCGAAATAACCATAAACATCTGTGCCACTATCACTTCCTATTGGTCTGGTTGTTTGGAATGTAAATTTTGCAGAGCAATCATAATCGTTTTTATATTCACGCCTTATGTTCATCATAAGCTCATCTAAATCTGCCTTAAAAGAAACCTCGATAGATCCTTGTTTTCTGTCTATTGTGTATGGATATTTGTTGTTGTGTATATTCCATAACTCATAAGATGTTCCATCAGCTGGAATACCACCAAAAGCGCTTACTACTGTGGCTATCTTTGTAGACGCATCGTAAGAAGTTATTTTTTTAATTTGACCAGAATATGTTCCAGATGTCAACTTCAAATACAACCCGGTATAAATTTCATGTTCAGCAGATGCTGTTGCACCAAGATGTATTTGGGTGGCGCTTGTGCTTGTTCCTGTTGTCCCTGTTCCAACAACTTCTTCCATCCCTTTGAATGTGTTTTTAGCCTCAACACCATTGTCATAAGTAATATCGAAACTGTCAATTGGCATCGAGACATAATGGTTATTATCAGGATAAGTAGAATTCCACTCTGAAGAGGATCCTCTGAAGTTTATAATTCCTTCATAATACTTAAATTTATCGGCAGATATATATATCGGAGATTGCCTATCTGCTGTTGGATTTGCACTTAATGTTTCTTCTATTCCAATAAACTCAAAATCTGCTTTCAACAGTCCATCCACTTCAGATGAAAGTTTTAATGATTTTACAAATACGCCAGCGTATCTTAACAAATTTTTCTTAAACAACTCTACAGATAATGTCGGTAATTGTATTGATGTATCTTCTTCTGGCGTAAAATATCTTGAATAAACAAGAGAGGTTCCGACTTGTGTTGCGGTGCTTTCTTTACCAAGTAAACTTTTCAGAAACATATTGATGTTTTCATAGTCAATTTCTATACCGCTTATGCTCCCTTCTGTGCGCCTTGATCCCCTGTAAATATTGTCTTTGAAAAACCTTCCAATGTTCATCTCACTTTCGATTGTATTAATTTTCTCGTCCATGCTGTTTGAATTGTATGGAGTAAATCTTCCAGAATAAACTCTAAATGCGCTTGTGGCATCCGGTGTCGTATCCCATCCTAAATCGACTGTAGCGACCTTCGTTGTGCCATTATAATCTGTTATAACTCTTGTTTGCCCAATTCCAGTGCCAGAAGTAATTACGATATAACACTTGTTATAGAAGCCATCCAATGCGGATGCACCAGCATCCAATGTTATTGTCGTTGCTGTGCCGGCTTGTGCTGTTCCTGTTCTGTCGAAAGTTTTGAATAAGAACCTTGATAAAACGCCTACAAAATCTTCAAGAGCAATTTTGCTATAAGTTAATGAACCTGCAAATCTCATTTTATACCGCCTTTAGAAGATTTAACTTTATCATCTTCTTTTATTTCTGTTTTTTCTTTTTTTATTACAACTTCTTCGTATAGATTAGGATTAGACTTTATAAGTCCCTTTGCAAATGTATCATCAAAATCAAGTTGATAATCATTTTGTGCACAAAACACAAAATTGGTGCCTTTGTAACTTATTGAATACTTGCTTAAATTGCCCTTGTATCTTATTTTCATTTTTATCTCCTTTGTCATATTAAATTAATTTTTATAAAAAACAAATGTAAACACAACCATCTCCTGCCTATTATCAAGTAATAAGCCCTGAGCTGTCCTAAAACGAACAGGCACACCAGCGTTTATTAACTGATAATTTCCACAGAATTGTTGGAAGTTTACATCATTTGAGTATATAGCAGTATTTAACACACTATCGCAAACATACTGTATCCTTGTATTCAAATCATTGTTTATGTTGTTTATATATATTACCAAATCAATTTCGTAAGTAAATTTTTCTTGATTGGTTATATGCTTCTCTATTTCCCCTTTCGTAAACACACAAGATGCATAATAATCTATGTCTGGTCTTAACTCATCTATTTGTATATATTGTCCAACAGTAAAATAATTATTAAACAAAGCAACAAAATCATCCAAAATACTTCCGAGTTGAGTAGATGCCATTATAAATCCTTTCCAACTAATACTGCGAATTCAACATATTTTCTCATATTCTTTCTCACACTATTGTTAACTCCCTTTTTGACTGCTCTCAATATTCTTTTTGTTAATATCTCGAAATTATCCTTAAAAAATGCATTATAAGTATAATAAAAAGGAGGCACAAACACATTCGTATCAAAATCTGGATGTTTTCTTTTTGTATAACCTCTCCACCCTGTTTCAAGTGCGAATGGATATTTTGCTCCTGACTTTGCACTTATTGCTACATTTGATACAGCCAACCCAACAGAATTCTCTTCTGGTGCGCTACGGCTCTTGGTCTCCCTTTTTATTTGCAATGACTTTCTCATTCTACCTGAAATGTTTCTTAAATTATTCTCTCCTGTTTCCGCTCTTGGTCTTTTTGCTGTCATATATTTTTCTATTATCGTCTTTCTTATATAAATGAGATGTCTACCAAATTCCTTTAATGTTTCGTTTGATATTTCTGTGCCCGACTCAACAGTCTGTATAAAGTGATAGATATCTACTGGAATATTCAATGTTAAATCTAAACTAACAAAACCAGTATCGAAATCTTTTATTTCTATTGAAGATTTCATTTTAACTCCAGCTCCTTTTGTCAAATGGCACTATATATTTTGCTATTTGTTGTTTATAAGCAGTCGTAAATATTTCTTTCAAATAGTTCTGTTCCACTATCGTGTCTTCAAGATTTAATGTCCTTGATGCAAGCCCTTGTAATCCTCTTTTCCCTTTTCTTTTCCAAAAATCTTGTAAAACCATGACTATAATGCTTTCGACATCTTTCAAATAATTAAAAAAGCCATAAATATAATTAATGTTATATATATGCCCTAGTTCATATTGCTCTGTATCTAATCTTAAAACATTTTCAGAAACATTTGTGATATAGTTTGGTGATAGCACTTGTCTTATTGGTGTATTCTGCGCTGGAGGGAAGATAAATTCGTTGTCTACAAAAACATTAGCAGAAACTATAAATGTGTCATTACTGTCTACAAAAATACAATATCTTGAAGATGCATCTGGCAGTGCTGACAATGCGCTATCAAGTGTTGCAATATGCGTCACACCATCATAATCAAGTATTTTTCTCCTTGTTCCAGAAAGTAAGCCTGCAAATATCTCCAAATATAAACCATTATAAAAGTCATTTGTATTTGATCCATTTGCTATTTCTATTGTGTTTAAAGTATTGGTGCCCGTGCAATATCCATCATTTATTACAAGATGGAATTGTCTCCCGGTAAAATTACATAAAAACGGATATATTATGTTTTTCGTAAATGTCTCGAGTATATCGACATCTTGCGCAACAGAATTTGATATTTCAAGATATTTTTCAGAAACATTAATTATATCGTTATAATTTAACATATATATCTCCGTTTTAATGTAGATAACCGAGCAGAAGCCTGCTCGGTTATGTCAATATGCTTCTTTAAGCCATATTGTATCCTACTGCTACACCTTGTGCATAAACATTGTTAAACGCAAAATATTGTCTTAAAACAAGATAATTAATTCCAGCAGTAATATCTTTATCCCATTCTACAATAGGATTGCCATAAAAACCTACAGCAAAAGGTCTTTTATTTATAATTATAAAAGAACCCTTTGTGTTATTCGCTGGAACTGCATCAACCTGACCAGTTGCGTTTGTCAATGGATAAAGTGACGATGTCTTTACAGGTATTCCATCATAAATACCAATTTGACCAGTTAAAACTGTTGCCTTCGCACCAACTTTATCTATCGTTAAAAAGTTTGCATCATTCAAAAAATTATAATAAGCGATATTTTCTTCGGCTACTATTAAAAGATCCGATGGTTTAATTCCCCATTTTGCTAACTTCTGCCTTAATGCTCTAAAATTGGTTATATTGAAAGTAGAAAGGTCAGCAGACAATGATGCATCCAATGCAATCTTTCTAAAACCCATCCAGAAACTTCTAACATCTGGTGGTGCTATTGCTGTATCACCATTTATTAAGGAATTTTCAATTGCGGCAGACAATCCAAGATAAAGAGCCTGCCTTAACAAAGGCAACATTTCAACAACAGTAAACATATCTGTTTCATCTGTCCATTTATACATCCCTTTGAATGGTTTTGCTGTCAAATTAAATTTTAAATCCTGTGGATTGCTTTCTGTAATTGTTTGCCCTTCTACGCCAGTGAATGTTTCAGCATACCAATCAATATAAGGATAATCTCTCTTGTTTGAACCATTTGACCATCTGAATACATTCTGTAAGAAATCAGGGATGACTACTATATTTGCAGTAATTAAATCAATTACTTTATTTTGAAATTCTGTAGGTATCCAATCAGTCATTGTTGTTGTTGTTGTTAATGCTTTTAACTTTAAATTATCTTTTACAACAAAAGACAATAAATCTTTTTGTGAAAATTTTTCGATACCTTGGTTTGCTCTTGTTATCCTTTCGTTAACCGACTTTAATATCAAATAGTCAAAATATTCTTCATTTGAAAGAGTAGGTATTTGTTTCGATGTCGATGCCAATTGTGCTTCTTGGTGGGTGTTGCTTGATACTACGAATTTTTCAAGAGCATCGAGCGACTCTTTCATATCCTTTTTTAATTCATCCGATGCTTGAAAATCCTGTGCTTTTTTTTGTAATATTGCAATTTGGTCTATTGCTTCCGAAATGCTTTTAAATTCCATTTTTTGCTCCTTTTATTTTACTAATAATGTTTTCCAATTCTTCAATTTGCTTTACAGAAAGATTATTAATTAACCTCTCAAAATCAGACATCAATCCTTCAACCGCTTTCATCATGCGGTCCCAGTCTGATTTTTTAACATTAATTATTTCTTCTGTATCTTCTTGATTTATGTTTTGTTTATCAGAATTGTCTTTGTCAATAATATTCTCGATGTCTTTTTTTGCCATTGTTTTTAACAATGATTTTACAATATAAAAATTTGCATTTGGATTTGCAGGAACAGTCACAATAGATATGTCAAGCAATTCTGCTTCTTCTATCAACTGCACCGATTTCCCATCAATTTTTTCATTCTTGTATTCTGTTGTAAAAAATGCCACAGAGAAACTTTTTACAAGTCCAAGTTTAACCCTGTTGAAAACTTTTTCATCTGCATCTTTGTATATTTCTGCTGTTATTCCAAGTGGCTCACTATCTGTTGGCTCCGAATAACTTATTATCTTACCTATCGGGTTATCCCAGTCATGATTATAAAATATAGAGCCAGTTGCATTCATGTATGTCTTGAATGACTTGGCAAATGCTAACGGTGACATCTTGTCATTTACCCTGTCAATATCCTGGGTCGATGGGTAACCAGTTATGATAATTGAATTTTCATCTTTTTCTTCGATGCCTTTGAAAAGTATCTCTTTATAAATTATGTTATCCATTTTTTTACCTCGCTTAAACTTAATTACACATTTTTTTTATTTGTCAAGCAGAATTTTACTTCCCTGCCAACTTTATTACCAGAAAGCATCTGCAATTTATTATTAATTCCGGTGGCAGACTTGGATCATATGGTCTATCTGCCGCATATGTTTTCCCTATGGATGTCGTTAACATAAATTTTTTGCTCAATGGTATCCAGACATTATTGTCTGCTACCCTGTGTGCTATTCTCACTTTTTCATCTCTCATGCTTCTCCATGTTTTTAATACTTTTTTCCCTAATGCCTCTTCTCTTTTTGCTTTTTTATAAAAATGCTCATTTATGGATTTCATCATTTCTGTTGTAGCCCAAGTTCGAGGTTTATAAGTAGTTTCTCCAATTATTGCATTTCTTATGTCTTCTACTATATCCGAAAGAGTTTTGGAGCCATCAGACATCATTATCACTCCGAGCATTATCGCTATAATGTCATTTTCGTAAAAATATTTTGACGATTTTTTTACTTGTGCATTTATCCACTCTTCATAATCTTCTTCCGGTATATCTTCTCTCTCATATTCATATGTCTCACTAAAAATTCTTTCTGCTCTTTTTATTGCTGTTTTATAATATTTCTTCAAAAGATTTTCAAATTTCAAAACAGCATTTTGCATTAATTCAGAATTTATTAACATCAGTATGAGTATCTCATTGTCTTTAAAATCTTGTTTCTGCCTGTCTTTGTTTTCTTCAGATACTTGTATTGTCCCTGCGACAATAGAAAAGATATCCTTTAAGTCTATTATTAGATCTCTTATTAACGGGTCGAGTATTTTTTCGATTTTTTCTTGTATTATTTTTTCGAGTTCAGTTATTTCATCCTCATCTGTTTTTTTTATTGCTGATTTATTTTTTTTCTCATCACCTTCTTTTACTGGATTACCTCTATTACCTGCTTCTTCCGCATTCGCAATTGTGTTAATATTTGTGCTAATTCCAGTAAGTTCATCTCCACCGGGTTTCGGTTCAAGATTAAAAAACCTATTCCTTGCCTCATTTTTCGTCATTATCCCTGCACCAACTATCTGTGCTATTTGCGTTGCATAATCAAGCATATATAATTTTAAATAAGACAAATTGCTCGTATCTCTTTTAATTGTTATGCTATCATCAACAAATCTTTTACAATACAAATTAAAAGCGCCTTCTATTTTGGTTATGTATTTATCTATAACGCAATCATAAAAAATCTTTCTTTCCGCATTTGTCAGGCTAAAACTTCCACCAGAAGATATTTTTCCAATAATACTTTTTGGAACCTTAAAAGCAACGGATATGATATCCTCTACATGTTTCATTATGTCTATGGTTGTCGCATCTTTTGGGCTTGTCCCAGCAGGAACATATTCATAATTGGGAGGCAACAACGCCGCTTGACCTGCTTTAACCCTACGCATGACTTTCCTAAACAGCTGGTCTTCCCTTAATGCATCTGTAGAATATTGCGTTCCAAAGCTGACATTTTCTATTTGCGATGTGTTTTTGAAAAATCCTGGGAGAAACCCTCCTTCTTCAAAAAAATTTCTTAAAAACTTTATACCTTTACTGCTTAGAGATGCTATGCCATCTATACTGTCAAATACGCTATAAGGCTTAGATGGATCATCCGGGTTGTTTATGTTTTTTATAATTATTATGTCTTTGTCGGTATAAGTTTTGCCTTTGTATTTGTATTTTATTGGCAATCCTGTGTTTGCATCTTTAACAACATCTTCCAAGTCACCGGGTTTTATTATATACAAATAGTTTGGGAGATTAAGTATATATGCAACACCCCAGTATAACAGTGACAAAACAATATGCTCTATAAATTCGCCTTGATAAGAATATAGTGGGTTTAAATATTGTAATTTTAATGATATATCACTTTTTTCATCTATTTTATCGTTTGAATATACAAGCAAATTGACTTTTCCTGTTTCTTCTGTTGTGTATGACAAACAAGCAAACACCATATAGTTTATTATTAAACTTGGTTCTGCTTCTCCGGCAAATGCCCTTTTTAATGCGTTTTCAAGAGAGTTTGATGCATCCTGTGAAACAAGATAAGATTTTAATTCATATTTTTCTTTTAATTTGTTCTCTTCTATTGCTACTCTTTTGTGTATTGTTTTGTCCATTATCTTTAAAAATAAATTTTCAAAAAAACCCATCTTTTTACCTCTTGCTGGATTTTTTATCTAATAAAAATCCTTCTTCCCTCGCTAATGTCTTCATCAATATATGTTTCATTATCCCTATTCAATGCCATATATGTTTCAAGCATAATTGAATTTTTTATAGATATTTCTTGCTCTTTAAAAAAACTATAAACAGCATATCTTATTGCATCCGGAATATGCTTATATCTTCTTTCTGGTATATCGGAGAATGTTCCGTCTGCTTTCTTCCTGTATCTAAATAAATTTAAGCTTATAGATATATCTTTTAATTTTGGCAAATAATATACATTCGCTGTGTTGACATACTCATATGCATCTTTAACAACCTCCATTTTTACTCCCTCGAAATTGACAATTCTTTTTATTGTTTTGCCTATCCTAAAGCCATCCATTATCATCTCATTTATTCTGTCTGGTTCTGCGTTGTCTGGATATATTATAACATCTGATTTAAAAAGTCCATAATTTGCGAGCCTCGAACTTATCTCTTGCCTTATTTCTGCTGTAATTTTGCACTGAGTATATATATAGTCAAATATTATAAATTTTTCTATTATATCTCCTGTTGCCATTTGCTCAGAGTTTGATTTGTCACTTAATATTGCTTGAATAAAAACGACTGCTGTGTAGTCTGGTGAGTATCCCCAGTCTATCCCAATTATCACATGCGAATTTATTTTGCTATTAAATTCATATTTTTCTTGATATGGTTTAACACCCCAGAGTATTTGTCCTTTTGCTGTCAACCATTTGCCAAGAAAATTCTTTTGAAAATAATCTGGATCCTTTTTCTCCATGTCCATTGCTTTTTGTATAAAAGAAGATGGAAGGTTTTTAGCGTTTTCAAATGTTGACATTTCAAACAATTCAAGGTCTCCAGAAATATACTCTTGATAAATCCAATGCTCTGGAGTATCAGGGTTTGTTAATAATATTAATTTTGTGTTGTCGTGAAGTCTTAATCTACCATTGAGTATTTCATCATAATATTCTTTTTCAACTTCTATTGCCTCATCAATTAATGCCCAGCCAAGGTTAAGCTGTTTTAATTTATTTGGATCATCGCAAGATCTTAAATAAATAATACTATCAAATAATTCTATTTTTTGTTTTTTATCGAAATATCTGTAGTAATCTCTTAAATTAAATTTATCAATTACAAGACTTTCAAACTCATTTATAAGCATTTGCAATTCAAGATATGTTTTTCTTAAAAACATTCCTTTGTTTTCTGGTATAGAACAAAGCCTGATAACCTCCATAAAACCAGCAGTAGATTTTCCAGAACCATAACCACCAGACAAACATCTTACTCTCGATTTGCTTTTATGGAATTTAAGTGCTGTTTGTGTTGGAGTGTAATCTATTTTTACGATATTTTCGTTCAATCTTCTCTACCTCACGCTTTTTGCAAACTCAATCGCATTATCAAAGGGGTCTTCTTTCGGATTTTGCGAGATATCTTCTACTTCTTTTATTACTTTTTTTGTGTCATCTACTTGGTTTTCAATAAATGTTTCCGGCACATCATCGAAATTTATATTGAATTGTATATAAACATTCCCTGCCTTTTTGTTCGCTTTCTTCAATTCCAATAAAGCGTCAGAAGATGTTTTTAACACTTTTATCAAATCATCTATTTCAAGAGTCATCGCAACATTTTTGTTAGATAACCTTGAGTAAAGTTCTTTATATGCATTGTCAAACAAATTGCCCATTTTCGACAATAGGTCTGTTGTGTCTAATTCACCACCTTCGATTGTCTTTTCAAGTTTTTCAAGTTCGCTTTTTATCGACGCTGGTAAACTCGTGATTGTCTCTTCTACTTTCTCACTTCCCTTTGGTCTTACCCATTTGTTAACAGATCCCCAGTGTCTGATGCTATTCGCAGACACATCTACATTGTGCATTGTCTTCATAGAAGAAACAATAAGCGCAGTAGATACGCCAGACTCATACATTTTCTTTATTTCTTCTTTGACTTTATTCGATATTGATCTGCCTTTGCCCATCTTATGATTACTTCCTCCAAGCAACTTATTACACAAGTTTTAAAAAAGTCAAGTAAAAAAAAATCCCCCGCATTTGTTTGCGGGGGTGTTGATTGAAGGAGGTATATGGACGAAGCGGGAACCGCGGGGGATATAAGTTGTTTTGTGGCTGGATACAAAAACAAATATATATATAAATAAATTTTTGTCAAGTTTTTTATAGTTCAATAAACCTTTTGTGTTTGAATTCTGTTTTTATCGTTTTATCATCTCCGTTATCATCGATAATTTTCTGTATTTGACAATAAGAATACAATAACTCTGTTTGCGTATATCTTGCGAGTATTACAAGAAACGTAGGATCAATGTCGAAGTTTACAACTTGAAAACCATTATTACGACAATATGCCTCAAAATCTATTGCGAGTTTTATAAGATGTTCCGGAAGAAAAGACCTTGCAGATTTTATCCTTTCTACTATTCTCTCGAATTCCTCGTCTTGCATTGCTAATGTTTTCCAATTAAATAATTCCGACAAATCTTTATCTGCTACATTGCTTTTGTTTAATTCATTAAATTGCTCTTCCGTTGGTATAGCATTAGACATCCATAAGTATTTTTTCATAACTCCTCCTGACTAAGTATGTTTTCTATATGCATTACTTTTCATAGCCTTTTTCTACAAGCCATTTAAACCATCTACCTTCTTTAACCCATAAGTTTTTGCTCTTTAACAGATTATAAATAGGCATTAATGCTTCAAATGCTTCATCCTCACTTTTTGCAGTTTTAAAAATTTTGAGTATTAGCTCTATTATTTCGAGATCTGCTTGCTCTTTTTTTTCTGTTATTAAAGGTGCATTGTGTTTTTGTTTTTTTATTTCATTGCTAATATCAATATATTTAAAACCCTCGCCAATCTCTTTAAATCTTTCGAGAGCATTTATTAATTTATCTTCTGTTCCATATTCTCTTGCACGGACTATTATCTCGTTCATGAGGTCTTGCGACCAAAATTTTTGGCTTTCAGTTGCGATTATAGCATTTTTAAACAGCTCTTCTGTTGTCATTTAGTTCCCCCTCTCTTTTTCTGATGTCTTCTAATATTTTTTCTTGTATTCTTTTGTTGTTTTCTTTTTCAAAATCCTTTTTAGCTATTTCTTTTGCTTCTTCATACAGTCTTGCTTTGCAATATTCCTGTGTGAATTTCTTCGCAAGTTCAGGATTTACACTTAATGCTATCCATTTGTTTATATCATTTAAAAACAAACTTAGATCGTGTAATCTATTTATGATATAGCTATCGTTTGAGCTAATAAAAGCTTTTAATGCGTCATAAAGCTTGTCTTTGTCTTTTTCTATTTTTAATATGTTTTTTATTATTCCAGCCACTTTTGGAGTTAATATCGGTTTATTAAAATCTTTATACTTTTGAGACCATATTTCTACATAGGTGGTAAAAAAATTATAGACATCGTTGGCTTTTTTCTTTACAATCATGGTAGTAAAAAATTCGTCATCTGAATTCTCTTCTTTTTTTGTCACTGTATTATATAATGGATTATTGTTATCTGATTGCACCGATGCAGTTTCAAAAACGGTCTCAGTAGTGGTAGGAAGAGATGGCTCAGTGAATAGAGTGTCATCACTATGGTTACTTTCTGTTGTTACGACATCATTGCTTATTTTTTGTATGTTTTCAATCAATTTAGTAGCGAGCAATGACACTTTGCTATCGTAACTTTCTGCTGTTACTGCATTATTGTTATTTTTATTGCTATTTTGTTTTGTTGCGGAAGTATTTCTTCGCGGTGGCAATGTTTTGTTCCCGTTGATATAATCATTTAATATGTTTTCATCTATTTTATAAAAACTTTTCATGGGATATCCTTTTATTTTTATTTCTAAAATATTCAGCTTCATTAATTGATTTCTGACATAAGATTGCTGTCTTTTGGTCAATGCGGTGTATTCTTCTATCTGTTCAGCTGTTATGTATACCCAGCCATCTTCTGTTTTGTCGTCGCTGTATTCCAAAGCATTCAAAAAGATTGCGCAATTAATTCCAAAGGTTTTTGCAATGTTAATCTTATACATTGCTAAATTTTCTTTTCTTTCTTCCATTTTTGTTCCTCCGTTCTGTTATTCGTATTTCAAAACAACTTTGTTGAATTTCTTTTCCAATTATCAAATATATTTTTCAACTCAGGAAGCAATTTTCTATTTNCCATTATTGCACCTGCNTTAATTATTATGTCTCCTACATCTAATGCTTGTTCCGAAGGCTCATATTTGCCTGTGTATTGACTTCGCTTTACTTTATTCATTTGGAATAGAGCGTATAACACATCTTTATTCTTTACTTCGAATTTTCTGGCAATTGTAGATATATAATAATATTCGTATTCATCATGCGTAGGTGCATATGTAAGCGATTTTGTATTATTTGCTTTGTTTTCTAATCTATCTAATCTCTCTAATATTTGCTTTTGTGTATCAATCATTGTTTGCATTAGTTCGTTAAATTTTTCGGCACCAGAAAATTCCTGATGTTCAACTTCCAAATTTTTCTTAGGTTCAACCTTAGAAAATTTCTTAGGTTCAACTTC